TCCTGTGTAATCAGTATTCGTAATATCTTCTGCAACCGAAGCACGTCTGAAGAACTTGAGAACTTTTTGGCTAAATATCTGAGGAGCGAAATTACCAGAAGGTAAATTTCCGTATCCTGCAGCAGTTCCGAAAGCCATTTTTCTCTCTCCTTTTTGAGGTTTTAGCTGTTCATGTCAATTCGCCCTTCTTGCCGTGCTAAGTCGAGTTCGGCTTCCACCTTTTCAAACTCCCACGGTTTAAGCTTGGCGATGTCAGAGCCTTTCCAAATTTTCTTGCCTTGTTGCGAATCCAGTTTGACCTCACGTGATCTAGTAGTCTTTACTGATTCTGCAGCAGAAGCTTGTTGTTTTTGTGAAGGCTTCTTAGTTGTTTTGCCTATATCGGCTTTGTAGAGATCAAGAACTCGTATTGCCCATTTGGAATCGGTATTATTTTTAGTAATACCTTCTGATATAGAAGGCGGCTGATCATCTAGCCACAAAAGAAACTTTTCATCATCTTTAAACTCTGGGAAATCAGGATGGGTATTCAATAACTCTTTATAAGCATTTTGAACTACCAAATCTTTTTCACGATTTTTTAAAGTTTCAAGTTCACTTTGTAAAGTCTTTGATTGTTCTTGAGCTTGCATTGTTGCTACAGTTTGAACTACAGCATATACATCAGGGTATTTTTCCTTAAATTGCTCAAGCTCTTCAGGACTCTTAGGTAATTTAACAGAAGGATCAAGATCCATTTTTTCAGCAGTTGCTTCTAATGCTTCTTTCTCATTCTTCCATTCTTGAAGCTTGTTGTCATAATGTTTTTTCAAATCATCATAACGTTTTTTATAATCGTGAGACTCTTGAGTTTCTTCGATTTTAGTTTCTACAAATCCTTTATCTTGCTGGGTAGCTGTTTCTTCAGTGCCAACATCTTCAGATTTAGCTTCTACATTTTCCTCTTCGTCATCCTTGTAAACATCTTCACGATATTTACCACGATAAAGATTAGGATTGTTTATTGTTCCAAAGGAATCATTAGGTTTGTTTGCTCTCGCACCTCTTACTTGTTTTGCCATTGTTTTATACCTCATATTGCAGTGCCACTGGCTGTGGGTAGCTGCTTCGGTTTGTCAGGGCCACGAATGTGGGTAGCTGACGAATTCTACTCTGCTCTTACGCTCATCATGGGAGAGACACCGTCTATTTCAACTGTCTCACCTTTAATTAGTTTATCCACTACATTTCTAGCTTGTTTTGTAAACTCTACTCTGTCTGGATATTTTTGTCGTAAAAGCCTTCCGAATTTATTATTGTTTAAATCAATCTTGTCTTCTTCTGACATATTTTCACTTTTCTCTCTGTTATCGAAAAGATCTGACATAAAGTTATTTAAAAAACCATCTTCACTTATATACCCACTTGTGAGTATGTGGCGTAGAGTATCTCCTTCTCTACTTTTTTTACCGTACTTAAATCCTTCTCCAAGTCCTTGCTCTATATTATCTAAGTGACCTGTCGCACGTAACAAAGTAGCTCTCAAAGTGTCAATTCCACCTTCTGAATAATCAGCGGAAGCTATCTTGTCATCTGTATTTATGAAACCACCTTCTGCTACCTGTCTAGCTTGTGGTTTTTCTTGTTGTTGGGATTCTTCTTGTCTACGTGCTACTTCTTTTTTACCACGATTATTTATTTTTTCTAATCTGTCGTAGCCTATGACTTTGGCGATCTCTGGCGGTACAATAACCTCTCCACGTGAGATCATTATATCAACTTGTTCCTTACTTGGTATTTTAGCAGCTCTAGGCGATTTGTCAAGTCCTGCGTCAGTATCTGCTTGAGCAATTATTTCGTATGCTTCAACTAACATCTGCTTTATGTCTTCTTTACCTGCAAACTCTACAGCAGGTGCGTTGATTACAAATGTTCCTTCAGGTACTTCTTTAGGTATGTCGTCGGCTATGGTTTGTTGTTCGGTAAATTGATCTGGTGGTCCTCCAATAAATCCCATTTTAGTTGATGGTGCTTGCTGTTGTACAGGATCACCCCCCATTCGCATACCTATTTTTCCGCCGTAAGCTACGTCTTCTCCGCCCATCTCTGAGTCACTACTGTCTTCACCACCCGGACCATCTACACCTCCTCCGGGGTCGCCTGCGTTTCCTCCACTGGAGTTATTATCATCACTGTCATTGTTATCATCTCCTGTACTAAATACACCTGTCGCACTATACTGTGAACCTGCAGGAGCTGCACCAGTTGGATTACCTTGAGCATCATAGCTAGAATAACCTACTCCTGCTTTTGCTGCTTCAGTTGCACTATCGAATGTATCAACGCTTATAGTAGATGGGTCGCTGATAACATTAGTAGCTCCGACACCACCAAAAGGTTCTACTTTTTCAGCGTATTCTTTTTGTTGTTCCATGATATCTTCAAACATACTTGCAGTCAAACCGGGAGGAACATTGCCTGTAAGAACTTTTCCTCCGAAAAATCCCGGACTCAAACTTATGACCTGTCCATTTATAACACCTTGATTGTAGCCTGCTATGCCTTGTGACATTTTATCAGCTACGCCATAATGTATGTCCATAACTTTACTTGATACTGCTCCTAATACACCACTTCCCATAGCAACAGGCACATCTCCGTACATTTCTGTAGGACCTATAACATCTAACGCAATCGATGCAGGTCCTGAAAGTGCCTTTGCACCAGTGTAAAGTCCTTTTGCTACTTCCATTTGTCCTGCTAAAACAGCACCGTATGTTGCTAATCCTGCCTTTGCAGCAATCCCTTTTGTACCACCCATAGATGTAAACGCTTCAGCATATGGATCAGCAAATGTTCTGTTTTGTTGTGCAATGTCTCTTGCTACTTCTCCTACAGTTTGACCTTTTCCAACACCTGCAATGTCCATCATCTCTTGTGCGTCTTGAATACTTTTGTCCACACCTGTTTCTTGAATACCTATACCTAAACTACTTGCCTGTTGTTCAAAGTCTTTTTCCTCTTTGGATTCTTCAGACTCTTGTTTTTCTACTGTAGTTTCAACGTTAATATTATTTTCTTCCAAAGTTTGCTGTAAACGTCTTCTGTTACGTATTCTTCTAAACGCATTATTTAACTCTGGATTACTTTTTATAATGTTTATTGTCATTTGGGTTTCATTACCTTTTCAACATCATTCTTCAGGTTGAGGAGGGTTGCCAGTAAAACCGCTTTCCCCTGCAGTTGGCGTAGTTCCGACTCCAATAGTGCCGTTGCCAATCCCTTGTTCGTTAGGCTGAGTAGTTCCTTGAGGTACTCCTCCAGACCCCTCCATATTTGGGGATTGTTGGTTAGGGGAGCTACCTTCGCCGCCAGTTCCTTGTTGAGCATTTTGAAGTCCTTTTAACATTTCAGCATATATCTGTGCTTCATTTAAATCGTTAACCAAACTATCAGGATCTATATCTTGAGATATTGCAAGCTCTCTCATTAAGTTTGGTATCTTTACAAATGGTGCTAATGTTGGGTTCATCACAGTTTGCAACAAGGCAGTCAATCTTTGACTTCGTACTTCTTTTTGCATTACTGCTGCAACGCCACGAGGTTTAATCTCAAGATCACCCTCAATATCTTCAGCATCATCGTTAAATTGCATATTCCATTGAAAATATGCTTCCCCCATAGGTTTCAGTAAATAGTCATCTATATTTTTTATCACGGTTTTCATAGATAATCCTGCTGATCCCATCAACATAGATAATCCTGCAGCAGTTCTACCTGTTCCTGTTACACCTGTTTGTCCGTGCATTATAGATGGTATGCCTGTTTCTTCATCTGCAAGTTGTCTTGATACTTGATACATTTGTAAGTTTTCGCCTGCTGTGTTTGGAAACTTAAGACCATTGATTGCCGTTCCACTGACTCCAGATTGCCTGCGAAATATCTTTCCGGGGAATATATCCATGTTTTGTCCGGGAACTAAACTTGCTTCGTCAATATCAAATACAAGATTACCTGCAAGTGCTAAGTTATCTATTGCCATACGAACATGACCATTCATAAGCATCTGTGCATCTTCCATGTTTTCTGCAACACCAACTCCCCATATTTGATATGGGTTTATTTCATACGGAAATACATGAAATGGTAATCGTGCAGGTGTAAATGGATTTAAAACACATCTAAGTATTATATTACCACACATCCAAGCATTCACTTGCACTTGATCAGTTTCAGATACTGAGTCTGGTAGTTTTAATCCTACTTCGTCAGCAAATTTAGTATCAATTACACCCCAGTACTCAAGAACTTCAAATCTATTTTCTTGATAGTATGGCTCTGTTTCGTCATCTCTTATCGTGTCTTCGTAATATTTATCTTCGTAGTTAGGACCTTTTGCAAGACATTCTTCAATAGCTTGTTTACTAAAGTAAGGTCTATTTATTAAGGCTTTCAGTTGTTGTCTATTCATACGATGACGCTGTATGATATATTCACAATCTTCGACACTTGTTCCTGCAGGATCAGGATGAAAATCCCACAAAGATACAGGCTCTATTTTAGGACAATCTTTTGTATAAGGGTTATAAACTCGACCTTGTTCTGTTCGTGTCCACTTGTGTACTTGTTTTGTATAATTTAACGGGCCTTTTACAATACCTGTACCTAACATACACGCTTCAAATATAGCATGTCTAAAAACGTTAACGGCATTTGTATCTAGAAGTTGATCGTGAATAAGCTCTTCCATCTTTCGTGCAGCTTCAGCCGCAGGAGATATCTGAGGTTCTCCCATACGTGCAGGACCTTCACGCAACGGAGCGTCTGGAAATTTGTTTGCCATACTCCCTAGAAAATCTAAGTTAGGCGTTGCTTCTGTAGCTCCCGGAGGAAGTTCTCTGCCGTCTCCTTTAAACCCATATCTATCTAAAGCTTGATCTACTGGAGTTTCTAAATGAGCAAATTCAGCTATGCCTTCAGGTATAGGTGTGGATTCTACAACAAGTGGAAATTTTTTATTTGCAAAAAGTATATCAACAATCTGCCCGTATGCAGCAAGAACTTTAGTTTTTGTTATTTTAACAAAGACTCTAGACTTTTCTGAATCACGATATTGTGTTGTTGAATCGTAAATACCTCTGAAGTTCTTGTAGGATTGCAACCACCTTTGTTCGTGACTGCGTCTTCCGTTTTCAGAATCTTCAAATTTATTCTTTATGTACCCTGCAAGTCCGGGCATCAACTCTTCAGAATTTTGAATGTTTATCGGTTCTTCATCTTCAGAATTGATAAACCCTGAACCATATTCAGCCATAATTTTTACCTCACTTAGAAGTAGTTCTTGTCGTCAGCCATAGCGAATAAAGAAGCTTCAACAGTTGGTTTTGTTTGCTTCTTTGGCATATCAACTTGCAACGCATCTTGATCTACTGTAGTAGTAAACTCAAGACCTTCTCTATATAAATCATTAGATCCTTGAGCATCATTAACTGATACTTTGTCAGATCCCATTATATAGGCTGCACCTTGATTTAAATTTTGTGCCATTATTAACTCCCTTGATTTAATGTCTGCATTTGTTCTTCCAACGATAGTTGGCTCTTTCTTTCAGCTTCTCTGCCGAAATCTTCACTCATCTTTCTAACGTTCATTTGTTTTTGTACTTCAAGTTCAGCATCTATTTGTGGTGATACCTGCTCTCTAAATTGACGTTCTTTGTATACGTCAACAACCTCTTGACCCGTCTGTTCTTTTGTTTTGAACATTTCATAAGGATCTCGTTCTGCCGCTGCAACAGTTTTTGGTTCAAAAAACATTTTACCCATTGCAATGTGTGGTACAAAGTCTGAAGCAGTCATTATTGAAGCGTTGATTGTAGCATCCATTTCTTCCATACCCTCACCCACATACTGATCTTTGTAACTCTTATACGCTGTCATTACGAGAGGTGCTGTTAATGCTCCTGTTATACCGTATAATTTTGCGTTGGGATTTCTTTCAAATTTTCGTGGACTTTTTCTTTTTGCTTTTGTTGCTTTATCTGGATTGTTTTGTTCCCACTCTTGAAGAGGAGTAGGCTTAACTTCTTTGGGTGCTTCTTGAGTTTCGGTACGCTGTTTCCTAGCTTCAGCAAGTCTCTTTAATCTTTCTTCATTTGATTCTGCTAATGTAATACCTTTTTCTCTTTTTTGTTCGCCACGTAAAAACGTATCTTGCTCTGTTTCAAAGTCTTGTGCTGCTTTTATTTTATCAGAACGTTCAATCTGTTCCTTTGTAGCAGTTTTTGTTTCAACTATGGCTTTACCCTGATCGTCAAACTTCAAATCCACTTCAGGGTAGTCGGCATCAAATGTTGGGGGTAGATTTAACTTTAGCTTTGTTCCAAGTTGTTTTGCACTGGTTACACCTAATCCTTTTGCAAGTTCTTTTTCAAATAGTATTAGACCTTGCGTTCTTTTAAGTACGTTAGTGTCATCTTTATCAGCATAGAATTTTAACATGACCTTATCGATCTTGTCATCTAAGTTACCTTTGTGACTTATAATCTCTGATGCTGATTGTGCGTCACCTAGTTGATTAAGAACAAATGCTGCTGTTATTCTTCGTAGGTCAGTGAATGTGCTTGGAGCTTTGTCTAATCTGTCAAGCACATTTTTTGGTATAGCTTTAAAGACGTACTTCTTGAGAGCATCGTCTATTTTTTTATTTGTTAAGTTGGGAAACATTTCCCCCGTAACGCCTGCTTTAGAGTGCATCTCTCTCATCAACTCGGCAGTTACAGGTGGCATAACTTTTGTAGGTCCTGCTTGTTTACGTGAACCTCTTTCAGGATTTACCTGCTCCCCTGTATTAGGATCAAAAAAAGGTCTTTTTTGAACTCCTCTTTCTGCAAGCTCTTTTGTTGTTCTCATCTCAAAGATATCAACTTGTCTCGATCCAAATAATTGAGCTACGACTGCTGCTCTAATATTATCATCGGGTATTTGACTTATACCTTGTCCGATTGCCTGAATCAGTTGTGGTGTGTACTTACCTAATTCTTTTCCGAGTTTCTGTGTTCCTTTTACACCTGTAGGGAACTTACCTTTTTTAACTTTGTCGATAGCAGTATTAAGAGGACCTCTATCTTCTAATAACTGAGTTACTTCATCGTAAGAATCCTCAAGTGTTGTTTTTTCTAAAGCTTTTAAAAGCTTGTTAGCAAACCCTTTTGGTTGAGCTGCAGCTTCCAATCTTTTTTGGCTAAATGCCTTTTTAAATTTACTAGCAAATTCTTTTGTCTCAGGAAACTGTTCAACAAGTGGAGCAGTATCCATACCTTGAGTATACATCTTGGCAAGATAAGCATCACGCACAGTAAACTTACCTGAGTTTATTTTTGCTTCGATTTCATCTCGTGTAGGTATGTTGCCGTCAGGAAACAATGTATCCCTGATAGTTTGAAATGCTTTTATTTCATCTTTATCAGGTTTACTTAGTGTTCTTATATCAAATTCTTCTGCCACTTTTGCCACTTTCTTAAATAAAGTTGGTGATTCTGTCTTTAAATCTTTAGACATAGCAGTAGCTACTTCATCACCTATATCGGGGTATCTTCCCTTTGTATAAAATTTTGCTAATTCTTTAGCTTGTTTATCTGTCACACCGTCTTTAGGGATATTTCTACTTCCAAAAATTTTTACAAGTTCTGGAACATCTGTAGTTTTAAAAGTAAGTAATTCTCTAATTGATGCTCTAACGTGATTTGTAAGACCTTGATATACTCTATTATCGAATATTCCTCTTACGTTATCTTCTGCCATCTATCAATACCCAAACGTTTGATCTTGCATTTGGTAGACCTGATTCTTGATACCACCAAGCGTTTTATGAATCGACGCATATCCTGTCATCCTTGTCATTAACATATATCGTAAAGCATCGTATGCGTGATCCTCTGCTTTTGTGTCCACATCTTCTGCATTTGTTTTGCTAAGAGGTATGCCTGATAGCTGCTTGATAAGATTGACACAGTTCGGAAATATTCGTAGTCTAGGTTCGTCTGTTCGTGGGTCATCGGCAAGCCTACGATGTATTTCCATTTTACCTTGAAGTCTGT